ACGGTGCGCGAGCCCATCTCCTTCGCTCGAATGGCGCTTGCGCGCTTTACCAATTACGTCGAGCTGCGCATCCGCTCGCGTGTTGCGAGCATAGTGGGCGGCATGGCGCGTCGTGTTGAGACGCGACTACACACCGTTCCCCCACCCACGTGCCACGTCAGGCCTTTCTCCCGTGCGTCATTACTGAGTGTAGGCGATGGTAAGATTGAAGGCAGCGTTAGCGCCCCCGTTCGGCGCATCTGCGATGAGCACACCGCTGCCGAGGGGTATATTGACTTCGTCCACGCTGTTTCCTCCACCAATCCGGGGTTGCCTGGCGATTACGCCGTTGTGCGGGAATTTCAAGACCTTCCTCAGACGCAGCGCGCTGCATACTTGTACGGCGTCGCTGCGGGTCAGACGCCCCCTGTCGTGTTTAATGAGGACCCAAGCACCCTAGGAGCATGTCTCAATTTGCGGGCGTATGTGAAGCCCCGCCCTGTTGACAATAAGACTCTGCATGAGTTTCGCGTGTTTCTCATGAGTGATCTCGTGGCCCTTTTCCCCACTGTGCGCAACTGGTCACGCGCTTTCGACCCCACCCCTTTCGCTGAGTGGAATAGCCACTTTTCCCCAGCGAAGCAGGCGCTCCACATCAAGGCGTTGGAGTCGCTGTCCACGTCTCCGCTCTGCGAGCGTGATTACAAGAAATCCGGCTTTCTCAAAGTCGAGGTCAGCTTCGATGCCTCTAAACCCGCTCGGCTCATTCAAGCCTCGAGCGATCGCGTCAAGGTTACAATTGGGCCCTATTTGTACAAGCTTTCTAAGCTCGCAGCGTCCACTTTAGGCGGCCTTGACCCCGCGGCGGCGATGTACTACGCCCCCGGCAAGTCGGCTTTGCAGCTCGGTGCATTCTACGATCCCGAGCAGCCATCAATCGGCACCGATATGTCTCGATTTGATTCGTGCATAGTTGAGGACTACATGCACATGATGTTGGACATGTACTCTTACTTTCGGTTTCCCGCACACATCATCGACGTTCTCCGCGCATCGATCTCTGGTCAGACGAATTTCCGCGGAGGTTTGTGTATTGAGCCTGTTGTGCACAGACGCACCAGCGGTCACTCCAACACCACCGTAGAGAACACACTATTGAACATATTCATGCATCGCTTTGCGATCTCTCGCGCCAATCCGTCGCTCGTCGGCGTCCGTATCATGGCCGGCGGCGACGATATTCTTATCCAAGGTGTGGCCAACTGCAGTTTTTGCGACACACTTACGCTCTTGGGGTTCATGCCCAAGCCGTCGCAGTACGGCCCTGGACGCGGGCAGTTCTACTCCAGCATTTTTCTGCCGTCGAGTGTTGGACAATTGCTCACGCCTAAGATAGGTCGTTTCTTGCGTAAGTTCGGCTGGTCGGCCAAGCGTCAGTCCAACCCTCATGTGTGGCTGGCAGACGTGTGCAAGGGCAATTTGACCGTCTTTTCCCACGTGCCGGTCATGAGGGCCATCCTCTTGAGCGTTCTTCAGGCTACGGGCAGCGGCCCTTGGTCAAGCACTGAAGACTCCCCTGAGCGTCCATCCTACCGAGGTTCTCGCGCGGAACCCGCCCACGATACTGTCGCTAGGCTCTGCGCTTACTACGACATGGCTTTGTCAGAGTTTGAGTTGCTCAGCCTGCGTTATGCCCATCAAGCCATGGGCATGGTAGTCAACGTCGAGCCCATGTTGGGTCGACTTTTGGCTGCCGAGGAATAAGCTCTTCACGTCCGGGATAAGGTGGTTTGACAGACCACGGACGTAACCCGTCACCGCCCACCGGCGGAGGGGCGCTGCA